TTTTCATGCTTTCTTCCCGTATCCGTAAATGGCATATGTGCCTGTTCCAGTAGTGAATGAAAGTGCTACACCGTCGTACGCGGTTGACACGTTATGGGAGCCCCAATAATTCCACGCGTTTGAGACCGCTGGGTTTTGGTGGCTTTTTACATAAATTGAAGTCGGCGCTGCTAACTGTGGACCGTAAATTTCAATTGGGATGATGACGTTGTTTCCAACTGAACCGCAAGCAAACGAGGCTGCGGCGGAAGTCAAAGCGCCTGTGACTGTTGCACCTGAGAGAGTTAGGGCTTGATAGTTGTAGCTCGCTGCCGAGGCCACACCACCAGTCCTAAGCTGCAGGGTGGCTGAACCTGACACGGTGGTCAAGTTAACCAACATTAAATAGTTCGTGTAGGTACTAGTGAAAACGCTGTCAGCAGTAAAACTTGAAACTGCGCTAAATGCGGTTTCGGATTTCACGCAAGTCAAACCCTGACCTGTAGATGATTTAGCGTCTGGGAAAAATATCGCTGCGGATGCAGTAGAAAAATACAGGATTCCTGATGCGTATTGTGTGAGCGCCAAAGACCCTGCGGTGCTAACAGTTGCAGTCCCGGCGGTAATCGTGCACGTACCAGCACCGATGCTTGTAATTCGAAGTGTGTCGCCAGCAGTAAACAAAGCCGTGTTCACCGTGACCGTCGTGGCCGTTGCAGCGTTCATTGTGATATGTGTGCCGGCGTCGGCAGCTGCAAGTGTGTATGAGGCGGTTTTGGCGCTGACTGTCCAGTTGTAATCGTTGGCCTGCAACGAGGTCATTTGGGCGCTGGTGAGTACTTGCCCTGTGCTGAAGGTTTGCTTTGCCATATTGTCTCCTAGGTTAGTGGGTTATGCGAGGCCGTATGTGGTATCGCCTAAAGCGGATCCTGTGCCTGATGTGTTGAGGCCCCAGACGGTTGTTGAGGTGGATGTGTCGGCGGTTCCGTCCCATGCTTGGAATGTGAGCGTGTAATCGGTGTAGGCGTCTTTGTAAGTTCCGTCAAAATATGAGAGTGCAGTCCCTGAGTTTTCTAGAAGCAAGGCGTCCATATAAATCAAATCACTAATAGACGGACTGAGTACTTGCATGGTTGGTCTCGCACCGTTTGCACCAACGGGTGCAACGCCAGTCACGGTAAATCGTGTAAACCCAGATGTTGAGGTTGTTGACGTTGTTCCAACGGTGTTTGATATAAAAACTGCACCGTTAAACCATCCAATATAAACACGGAAACTTCGTGCAACTGATGACCTTACATAAACCGAAAACGTGTAAGTCTGTCCAGCAACCACGCCAGTCACGATTCCAGCATTTGTGTCAGTTGCTACTGCAGCAATGATTTCTGTTCTTGCCGAATATGTACCTGCATAAGCAAAAGTTGAAGATTGGGTAAGAGTTCCGCCAGACGCCCACCCGCTTGTTGACACTTCAACGCTTGGGTTGGTAATTAAGTTGGTGCGGGTGGTTGTGGTTGTGTAATTACCCAAAACCCATTGCAAATAGGTTGACGCAGGGCCCGTATAAATAGTGACCACATGACTCTCAACCGTGATGCTGTGACTAATCCCCTCAACAAACAAATACTCGGTCACCGTTTGCGGAACCACCCCAGCAGGGAACGTCTTAGTTACCGCGATCTGCTGACCAATCTCCAGGTTTGCAACAATGTTCTTGTTCGCATCAGACAACGTGTTCAGAGATATAGCCAGGTTGCTAAACCAGTATGCCGGCACGGAACGGATGAGGTATTGGGCTAATGCTCCAGCGTCCGCGATCGTTGCCAAAAGGGTAATAACGATAGGGGTTTCTTGTATTCCGAAAGTATCAACGCTGTTTTCGTCTGTTGCCGTGGCATAGGTCGTTTGAGGTGTTGGGTCTAGCGCGGTTGGCGCAGCTGGTGCAATTGCCACGTTGACTGTGTTGACCACCGATTGGCTGGTCTCTTGGAAATAGTTGCGGTTAACAGAGTTAGATGTTGCAAAACTATCTGGTAGAGATGCGATGCGTTCTGCGATTCCTATGGTGTAATCAGGCATGTTCTTAACTGTTCGCTATGTCAAAGGTGTCGTAGTCAATGGCTGTTCCTGTGTCGGTAAATGTTGCCAACGGGTTAGTGATCTCGGCTTGCACTCGAGGTTGTGCGGTGAATACCCCAGAGCGCGAAATGAACATCCGTCCGTATTCACAGTTTTGGATGCGAAGCAAATAGTCCTGCAACGCAGCGCCTTCCTCAATTGGTACCGCTCCGATTGTAGAAACACCTGTTGCAATGTTTCGTTCCCCTGCGCCAGTTAATTGTCCTGTTGCGTTTAGGACGGTGTTTAGGCGGTCACCGTAGGACTGGACGCTGGTGGATTGTGCTTGCAGTTTGATGTTGTTGAATGTTTGAAACGCGTCGGAGCAGGTGACGTTCACGGTTGAATAGTTCGGTTGCTGAATGTTTTGGTCGTAGGTCGTGATCTTCCCATAGAACAGGTATTCACCGTTTCGGCTGATCCGCACAGGTGTTGACACACCAATGGAAAGTCGAGCGTCCGTGGTGTTGTAGTACGGGCTTGCCGTGTTCACGACCGAGAAATAAAAGTTTTGATCGTAGATGCGAAACGATGCGGTCCCAGGGTTACAGGATGGTTCGCGGAACGGGTTTTGCCTACCGCGCATAATTTGCACGTTTTGGATGTATTGGCTGATGTCATACCAGACCGCCCCAGCGAGTACAGCTGTAGAGTCCAGCGCTGATGAGTCAAGGATGAAAGCGTTGACTGGGTTGGCGCCTAATGCGTATGCCTCGATCGTGTACGTTCCACAGTTCGGGATGGTGCTTGCCATGGTTAGGCCGTTCTAATTCTTAACGGGCCCACGTTCTGATTGTAGAAACGCAGGTTCTCATAGACGGCGTTTGCAATGTCTGTGGATGTTCCAAGTCCGCCTGAGATGTTGATGACGATGCCACCCATCCCGCCGCCCTTGCCGAGGGGAACGATTGCCTCTGGGCCGGACTCGCCCGCCAAAACTAATTGCGGAGACGTAATGATCCCGCCGTTTGCCATTGCTGGAATTGCCAACCCTCTATTGGGTGCAACTGGCGGAGTGTAAAAAAATGACGGTTGCGGAATTAAATTCATTGGGGCTTCAGGAATTTTGTTTATGTCTTTAAACGGGCTGATTCTGTTTATCCCTGTAATTGCATCATTAACCATGTTCACTATTGCATTGTTTAATGTTGCAACAATGTTTAACAATTGATTTGCAATAAACGCGCCAGTTGCCGCCGCCGCTTGGCCCGCTTCACGGAAACTAAGTTTCAATGCATCAAACGCGTCTTTATCTTTTACTAAACCATAAAATTCGGTAAGTGTAAGAATTGCTATACCAACACCCGCCGTGAAATTTCCCGGTCCAATCTTGTTTGAAGCATAAGCAAAAGAATCACCCAGTGCATAGTTAGCGGCTTTCACCAATGCGTTGGTTGCTTCATAAATTTTTAAAGTTGCATTAGCGGCAAGAACAGCCGAAGCCAGGCCGCCTACGGTTGCAATTAATACAACAATTGTTGAAGTGTTTTTTCCAGCCCAATCAGCCATGTCTTGTAAATAGGGCAAAAGTTCTTCTAATACCGGAAGCAATGCTGCACCAATTGACTCTTTTGCCTCGGCAATTGAATTGTTAAAGATTGCCATTTTCCCAGCTGCGGTTTCAGCATTTGCAGCTGTTGTGCCGCCAAAGGTGGTGCCGAGAACACCCATCACATCATTAAGGGATGCACCATCTCCAATCATGGTTTTCAATTCAGGGGACAATGTCTGCAATGCTTTATAATTTCCTTGGTAGGCTTTAGCAAGTGCATCGGCCACGGTAGCGCTATCAATTTGCAATGCCGTGCTGATATCCATGACAAGGTTCATGTCGTTCATTGATTTGCTGACATCTTTAGTGCCGCGTGTCAATGCTTCTAAAGCTCTGCGATAATCTGTGTCGGCAATTCCGGTTGCTCGACTCATTTTTGTTATTTGCTCTTCAACACTTTTAATCTGTGCATCAGTTGCATTGGTAACATTTTTTAATGTTTTAGCAAGCATTGCCTGTTCTTGCTGGTCTTCCATAGCGGCCTGTGTTGCTGAACCAAGGGCAACCGCTAGGCCAGTAAACGCGGCAGCTGCAGGCAAAGCCGCTTTTTTTATAGCAAATTGCGCTTTTTCTCCAGTTGTTTCAAGCTGTTTGAATTGGGCAATAGCTTTTTTAATTCCAGCACCGTCAAACTCGGAAACAATGGGGATTACAACAGCCATTAGGCGAGTTCCCTATTCGTGAGATCCATGATACGTTTAACGAGTTGTTCCATTTCGGCGTTTACCGTGCTCTCGTTTTGTTGCCATGCTTTCCACATTACTCGCGAACGGCTCCCATATCGTGCTGTTAGCGCGGCGCCTAAACGCCCCTGCGAAGACATATCAAACATGGTGCCAGTAGCAGATTGATAAACGATGCTAAACGTGCCGACATTGGTAGTCCTGCCGGCGTACTCTCTGATTGCTCGAGTGTTGATCTTTGCGGCGATCTTCTGTTTGTGGCCTGGTTGCCATGGGAGCATTTGGAATCCTGATTTGGTTGTCCAGTTTCGGGCCATGCCAGACAGCGGGACGCCTGACGGGATGAGGCTGTTGGCGTCTGTGATGACTGGTTTGACAATGCTTCGATAGTCCTTGGTTATTTCAATCCGAAGTTTCTTGTCTATTTTGTTCAGCGTTTTCAGAGCGTCTTTAAGTCCAGCGATCTCAATAGTTGTGTTGACTCCGCTCATCATTTGCTCCGTTTGTTTTGCTCATTCAACACAGTAATGACCGTGGCAAGGTCTTGTGAGTCAAACAGGATGTGAGGCGGCCACCAACCGACCGCGACCAAAAGATCGGCTAACTGGCGACGGTAGGTGCCGCGTCGGTGGGGTTTGTGTCGGTCTCATCCAATACTGGCAGGATTTCGATGTCTGGGTTTTTGCTAATCCAGTCGCGCCAAGTGTCGCCAACTTGCTCGCCTTTAAGTTTCAGGATGGTGTGCATCCAACAGCAATAATCCGAGTACAACGGTTGGCTTGAAAGTTGCTGAATGTTACGACGCTCAAGACGTTCCCATTCGGTAATGACAAAAAGGTTTGTCCAATAATGTTCGGGCGTGGCGTCTGCAGATCGTTTGAGTTGCAGTTTGATTTTCATGTTGCTCCTATCGTCGGGCCGGGAGTGGCGCGAAAGTTATGGGGTTATGTCGCGGACCCAAGACCCGCCAGAGGCCGAGAATGTCACCATCGCGAGCTCCCCAGTTGTTGAGTTGATTGGAGTAAATGACTCTAAGAACCCGTTACTCAAAACATACTCGGGATTACTCGCCGACTCAGAAGTGCCAGAAGGGGAAACGGTCAAAGTGAATGTGCCGTTGTTTAACAGATCGTAGAGAGTTGCTTCCACTTCGCCTGCACCGTAGGAAAGGTACAACTCGACTGAACATTCCCAGAACATGAGTCCTGCGGTCTGGCGTTCGCCTGTGTCCCCGAATGCAGTTGATGGCAAAGAGCGTTTGCCTACCGTGATAGTGCAACTGTTGCCCTGATCGCTTAGATCAACTGGGGAGCCTGAGCCCGTCACGTTGATTGTTGCATTGGAAAGAAATGTTGTCGTTGCCATGTTGCTCCTTAGTTCTGTTTCAGTTTGTCATATTCTTGGGTTGTTTGTGTGGATTACGCGACAGCTGCGAGAGCACAGTCCAGGTCGTAGCAGGGGTAGACCTGACCGCCGATTTCTAGGCTGGATGGTCTGCCCCCGGTCACGACAATTGTTGAGCCGATTACCGTTGAAACGATCTCCATGATTGAGCGAAGAACAGGCAATCCTGCTGGGCCTGAGCCGATGACCTTGATTGGGAACTCAACGCGCAAGACGTTCCCTGCGTTTGTGGTTGCCGTAAAAGACGGGGCTTCTAGGTACACACAGTTAGGGACAATCTTTGTGGGGTCGTTTACCACGCGGAGCCCTGTAACGGCTGTGAGCGTGGCTGTGAGATCGTCTAGCGCCTCATTGAGGATGTCTGTGTAAGCCATTAGGCAACCGCTGGACGAGGTATTCCGAGCAACTGTTTCACGATCGGGGTAAGCGATTGCTGGGTTGCTGAGCCCATGCCGTCAAACGTGGCGTACATGGATTCAACTGATCCACGGGAACGCCACAAAGCAGCCGCATACATTGCTGTCCCAAGTGAGACATCATGCCCAGGTGAGGACGCTAAAAGGTCCCCTGTGTACCCGGCTTCTTGCCTTCGACGCCAACAGAAATCGTTTGCAGCGTTAGTTGCCTGAGTTGCCAACGTGTAGTCATCAGATGGGTTTGTTATGGATACGCCCAAATAGGTGATGAGTTGCGCGGTTGTGATCCATGTTGGTGCTGGGTTGTATGCAACTGTTCCAGACGCAGCAACACGCTCAACATCTGATGCGGTCTTAGCGTAAAGCACCTGATCGGCAATCGGAACCTGATAGTCGTAAAGCAGATCGCCCTGAGTGTCAACGCCAATAAACAAATACTGGGGCAGCGCCCTCACGACATACGAGCCGTTAAAGGTCGCATCCACCGATGCAACGACAATTGAACTGCCGACTGCAATCTCGCTGGGGGTCAGGAGTTGCAGTACGGCAAAGTTATCAATCAGGTACTTGTTAGTAACTGTGTATGTAGCCATGAGCGGTTGCTCCGCTCTCGACTAGGCCTGGGTGATCTTGCGAATCATTCCTGAAATTGCAGCAAAAGTTGAAACATAACCATAGAAGCTCATGTTGCGACCCAAAGTTGCTGGGTTCTCAAATGACTGCAAGCCACGGATTGATTCGTAGAACTCGTACGCATCGCCTGCACCTTGACCAACGCGGGTAATGCTCATGGTCTTTGCAGCGAAGTTGCTGTCAACTACCAACTGCAAACCAAGTGGGTTGCCGTTCCATGAAGATGCGCTTGCGTCGCCAAGTGCGTTCTGACCGGTCAATCCTGCACCAATGAATGGGAATACTGGACGGCCAGTTGTGTCGGCGAGTTGTCCGAGTTGACCCCATACGTCTGGGCTGACGAACATGTGGGTTGGTGTCCAGTTGCGGTTGGTTGAAATGTCAACTGCGGAGTCGTAAACCGACTTCAACAAGTCAGCAACGGTCAAGTCCCAAACACCAGACGAGGTTGCTGCGGTAAGCAAGTTGTCTGCTGCGACGTTGTCTGATGCAATCATGTATTCGCCCATGAGGTCATTCAAAATCAACTGCATTGCCGCTGGGTTTGTAAAATCAATGTCTTGTGCCGACAGCGTAACTTGTCCAGCAAGTGTTGTCTTAGTGACCGAGTTGCTTGCAATCACCATGGTTGTTGCAGATACTGAAGACAATTCAGTCGCCTGTGATGCAACGCTTGTGTGCGTGGTGATCGTAGGACGGATAAATGTCTTTGACTGTCCGCTGTCTGGATAAGCGCGAGCGCCTACTGCATCAACTACTGGACGCAAAAAGTTCAGGTCTTGAACTAATGGCCCAAGAACTGGAGTTGGCAAAAGACCAGGTGTGTCAGTTGTAATCACGTCGCCTGCAGCTGCTTGCAACGCGGTGCGCTTTGACGCGGTGTGTTCTGCTACTGCAGCGTTCATGTTTTTGAACGTGTCGCCACCGATGTGGTAAGCAGCCATGAACTCGCCTGCTGATGGCAAAACAAATTCTTTTTTGGCCTGTGCGAAAATTGGCGCGGTTGGGATTGTTGCCTCAACTGCTGGTGCGGTTACTTCTGACATGGTTTGCTCCTGTTCTGGGACTTCTGTTTCTAGATTACTAATTTCTTCGGGCTCGTGGGGGATACTCGCAGCAACGGTGGCGATGTTTGCCATGTCACCAAAAGCGCCGATCGGAACAAGCGACAGCTCAGTCCATTGGGCGGCTTCAATAATCATTGTTCCTGCTTCGTCATACGAGAACTTTGTTGGGTTTACGCCCACGGATACTTGGTCAATGGTGCCGTCTGAGGCCATAACCAAAGCATCATTTCCTAGGTTGGTGGCGCTGATCTTGGCGCTAAACATCATCCCTTGCTCGGTGTCTACGCGCTCGGTGACAACGCCGACTGGCATTGAAGCGTCGTGGTACATGAACAGGCGTGGTGCTTTGCCCTCGACAGGTAGTGAGCCTGGACGGAAAATCACTTGGGTTCCATCCGAAACGGTTGCCGGCACGTTGTAGGGGACAGCGGTTCCCGAGATGGTGCGTCGTGGTGCGTCACCTTTGGCGGCGTCTAGCGTGAAATCTCCTGCAATTAGTTTGATCATTCTGCGATCCTCTCCTGTGTGTTTTCTTGAATGTTTATATCTTCACGATCCATGTTGTCGGCCATGAAGTTTTCTTCTAGGTATTCGTCGGCGTCGAAGCAAACATAGGTTCCGCGCGGTAGCACGTTGTCCATTGAAAGTGCGCCAGCGATTGCGTCGGCATACAGTTTTACGCCGAACAGATACAGGTCTGCTCGAGCCTGCTGGGATGACTGGTATGAGTAAGCGCCAGTTGCAACGCCGACTAAATATGGCGGAACGTTTGCAAGCCTGGACATTTCTAGTGACTGGTATTGCGAAGCCTCAATCAGAAGCATTTTGTCAGGTGTTGAATTGGTTTCTGTGTAGGAAAGATATTCGTTGAGCGCGGCAGTCTGGTTTGTTGCTCGCGCCGAATTAAATGCCGATGCCAGATCAGCGAGTTCTTGTGCGCTTAGCGGTTCGCCACCAGTTTGTTTGAGTACGCCTGCAGGGATGCTTGACGATGCGTTTCTGTTTCGTGCTGCTTCAAGTTTTAGCGCGGTTTCAATTGCGCCCGGTGCAGAATAGATGAGGCCTTGTGCTGGGGATAAGAATTGCACAAGGTTGGCTGGGTCAATTTCTCCGCCTTGAAAATACACTTGCGAAGACGGGGCAAACCACACAGGGCCAGCCTGATCGGTGGTCGTGATTGAGCCGGCAGGAAGTCGAGTGAAAGTTGCTGGGTATCCGTCAGCGGTGCGCGAAGATATGTACCAAAACGCGCGACCGTACATCATCAAATCGTCAAGCGTCCAACTCATCAAAAATTGGAAAGACACATTTGGGTCAGGTCGGCGGATCCATGAACGTGGAGCAAGATAAACCTTTTCCATGTCATCGCCGTTCCACATTTCTGTGTACATCTTCAACGGCATAGATCCGATTACTGAGGCCATCAAATCTCGAGCGCGGTTAATTGTTGGGACGCTGATTGCGCGGTTACGCGCTTCGCCTTCGCGGTAGGTGTAGTACTGGCCAATCATGTTGATCCCAGCGTTCGACGAGTTGTAACCAGGGCTCATGCCACCTGCAGCAGCTGCCTTGTTTGGCGCTGGCGAGATTGCAGCCTTGCTTACTTTGCGATCAAATAAACCCATGTCCCAAGTGTGGCAGATCGGCAGGGATTGTGGTGGCATCCGTCCGCACCTAATCCGATCCCGACGAAAGGCTAGGCATTGCAGACGGACGCCAGAACAGATGTTAGTTGTTGACTGCGATCATCATTGGCTTCCCGGTGTTGGCTGGACGCGCACACATTCCAATTCCCCAGACCATGGTTCGCGCTAACTCAATCGGCCCGGGCGAGCGTTTGCTGGAGAGTACAAGTGTGTTGTCTGTGCGTACAGCAACAGCGCGTTGGACGTGTTCGGCAAGCAGTTTTTCGCCTGTGTGCAATAGGCGTCCCTCAGCGATCATGTTTTTGGCGAGCGGTGTGAAGCGGCCTAGTTCGGCGTAGCCGACGACGATCCGACGGCGCTCGATGTTAGGTGGGCAGGTGGCGTCCACGGTTGGCGATAAAGCAAACTTGATTGTGGGGTCTTTGGCGAGTTCTTGCACGTTGTCCCACAGCTCTGTGATTGACTCGGCAATGAATGCAACGGTGACAAGTACCCGTCCGTCTGGAAGGTTCACACACCTTGTCGCGCTGTATCGGGAATCGTCCAGCGATGACTCAATGGCAACGACCCCACCGTTAGGGATAACCCCGTGGTATTCCAAGGACGGCCACCGCCCGGGCTCAATCCAGCCACGCACTACAGATACCCATAAATTTAAACTGGCCCGTAAGAAACTTGCGCGATCAGGGTTCGTGGATTCTTGCCTAATGGTGTCCATGTCCAACGTGTGACCTAGTGCCGGGTTGCCCCACGCCCATGACGCTGGATGCAGCGGGTCAAGGCTGGGGTCTGGGCTCCATTCCGCCATGTACATCGTGGACGGTTCGCCTTTGTCAATGGCTCGAATCCCTGCTTCACGCCAACGCTGAAACAGCACAGACTGCTCGGTTCCCGCGGTTGAAAAGAAGCAGGCAAGCGGGTTTTTCCTAGCGCGTTGTGCCGGCAAGAGACCGCCTTCCACCGAATCGGGGTTGACGTCAAACAGCTCGTCCACCACGACTAGGTCAATTGACATACCGTGGCCTTGGTTCGGCTTCAATGCTTTAACCCACCACTTGCTGCCGTCTGGCATGGTGGCCTGATAACGGCCGTAAGACTTAACAATCTTGGCGCCGTAATACTCCTCAAGGATTGGTGCAAGATCATCAAACAGCAAGCAAGCAAGATCGAGTCTGTGAGCGCCAGATACCACCGTCTGTTTTTGTCCACGTATCTTTGGCATCTCTACAAGCCAAAACAAGATGAGCGCCTGGATGATTGTGGTCTTACCGTTCTGCCGCGCAACAGACACAAGGCTCGAGCGATGCACAAACTTCTGATCCCCGTCAACAGCAAGCATTCCCTCAAGAACGTGCAACTGCCAAGGCATCAAATCAATCTGCAGCACCTTCTTAGCCATATCCCCCACAAGCCCAGCTAGTGAGCCGGCATGGTCAGGGACAATCGTTTCCAATCTCGGCCGATCGTGCACAGTCACCGCTGGTTCAGGCTGGTTCGGGCTGGTGGCGACAAAATCAAGGA